TTCTCATCAGTATATAGATCAGAATGTTTTTTAGAGTTTGCAGGTTGCCCTTTCTTTCTAGGAATACGAGGATTTGATTCTTCAGAAACTTGTAACATTGGTTCAAGTGGATCATAATCAACAATCTCATAACTTAATAGTTTAGAACTAGGATATACTTTTTGAATTTGACTAATCACCTCAGTTCTATTTGGTTTTTTAACTAAGGGGAAAAACATCTGTATTGAGAACATTTGTCCTTTCCATCTTAGAAAAACTTTAATTATGTTTCCTATTTTAGATGGTATTCTCTGTGCTTCATCTATTGTGGAATTTTCTATGTAAACTGTAGATTGTGTTGGTTTTAATGGTTCAGGTTTAATCAAATCAATAACTTCAAAAGCAAGACCACCTGTTGCATTACCTATCTGTAAGGTATCTCCAACTTCCACATTATTCTCTGCAAACCATCCTCTGTTAACCTCTAAAGCGGATCCTACGTCCCCTTCAGACGATACAGGTAAAAGGGTAAGTGGATTTAATTGTTTTATACTTTCAACAACACCATCCTCTTTTATAAAGGCAATATCAAGTGGAATTTTGGTATCTTTCATATGAAAAGATTTTTGACCAATATCTTCAAAAACAAAAAGCATACCTCTATCATAGTCCAGACTTTCTCTGAACATCAAACCCAATTGAAATTCTGCATTACTTTGAGGAACTTCTAATTTAAGTGGTAATCTTACGGATTCTCCCATTCCACCACCACCGTTTCCACCGCCTCCATTTCCTCCAGCACCGTTACCATTTCCACCGTTGCCGCCGTTACCGTTACTAGAACCATTACCATTAGAGCTCCCATTAGAACCGTTTCCGTTCTGTCCATTTCCATTCTTCTTTTTATCTTGATGGATTATACCTCCACGACCCACATAGTATCCAGTTGGAATCCTCTTACACTTTTTATCTGTGTAACAATAGTAGTATCCTTCTTTACACTTTTTCATGGAAATAGTAAACCCTACTTTTTATTTATAAAATCAGTAAAATTTTTCTTTACAGCATCCTCTGTTCTACCATTTACTATTTCAATATACTCATTTGACGCATCAACCATTTTTTCTATATTCTCTAAACTTAATCTCATAACAGGATATATATTCGCAAATCTCCATTTTGCTAATCCACTTTCACCTGGTGTTTGATAATCTTGTGACAGAAAATCATTATCAGGTGAAAATAATCTTTTATCATATCCAGCAACAGGATTATCAGCAGAGGCACTAAAACCAGCAGATTGACTAGTAGAATTTGTATTGTTTGTCGGGACTGCCTCTTTGATAAATTGCTTGAATGTTTTCATTACAAGTTGGCTATTGTTAGGTTGTTGACTGCACCTACACCAACCCAAGTAGTTCCATTATATATTTCCAATTGAGTGCTTGTAGTATTAAAAATAAGAGCACCTGCACTTACAGTTAACGCATCTCTTTCAGTTGTTGTTATAACTGGTGGATAGAACTGATGATAGGCAGTAACGATACCAGAGAAACATGCGTTACCACTTGACTTCATGGTAATACCAACACCTGTTCCATCCTCATAATTATACCCAACATCTACTCCTGTTCTAGCAGTAACTAAACCAATGGAGTCTACATTCTTTACATTTTCTTTAAAGATAGTTCCTGCAACAGATATATCACCGTCAAAAAATGCAACAATAGTTGTTGTTCCTGAACCAGCAGTTGGACCTTTACCAACAAATAATGGAATATCACTTCTTGCAGTAGTCGCAACACCTACATTTTTAGTTGTATGAATACCTGCGGATGTTGTTGCCCAAGTTCCAGCACTACCTACATTACCACCTCCTGTGATAGCGGTGCTTGCAATTCCAACCCATTTATTTCCGTTATATATGAGTAAATTGTTTGTGCTTATACCAGTTGTTCTTATACCTACATCTTCTAAATCATCTAAACGAACAGCACCACCGCCACCAAAAGTTGCTAACTGTTGTTGAACTCTATTGATGAATAATCTATAATGTTCTTGTAATTGATCTAAAGTTACATACTCTTTATCAAGAGGTGTTAGAGGATCAGAATTATCAACATTTGGTGGTATATTTAAAAGTCCCTCATTTAATACTTCTTTCTCATTAAACTTCTCTAAAACTTCCTCTAGATGTAAAACTTTGCTTCTTAATTCATTATTTTTTTCTTCAATATCATCTACTCTTATTTTTTCTATTAAGTCTTTAAATTCTTTTTTTATACTATCTACATGTTTTTCATTAACAGCAAAATTAATTTTTAATTCTTTTAGTTGTGAAGATAGATTTTTTTCAAAATTAACAACCGCAGGAACCACGGCATTTTTTAATTCATCATGATACTTTGATGTGCTGGTGTCTAAATTTTCTTGGAGTTCACAAATATTATCTGAAAGACTCTCCTCCATCTTATTAATTTTAGATGAAAAATCTTCTAGAGCACTTTCATATTGTTGCTCTTTTACTTTAAAGTCTTTTGATAAATCATCATAAGTTCTGGATAGTTCTTTTGATTTGCTAATTAATTTTTCAATAGTATTAGTTTTTTCTAGCAAAACTTCATCAATTTCTATCTCTTTATTATTAACTCTTTGTTGTAAATTTGAGACATGCTCATTTACTTTGAATACCTGACTATCTAATTGTGATGATATCTCTTTTATCTCATCTTCTGATTTTAATTGAGACGCTACTAATAAATTTTTATACTTTGGAACCTCAACATTTATAAAATTATTAAAATCTTCTTTTACCCCTTTTATTTTTGACTCATATTTTTTCTCAATATCATCTGCTGTTTCTTTAACTAACTTCTCATTAGCGGATAATTTTTCTTCAGTTCTAACTTCAGTGTCCGCAAAAAACTTTTTATACTTGGGTAATACTTTTTCTAAAAGAGACTCTACAGTCCCTTTTATTCCTTTGACTTCATTTTTTACTGAAGATAAATTTTCTTCATTAATTGATTCTATATTTTTTGTTATTGATTCTAAGTTTAAATATATCTCATCATGGACTTCATCAACCTTTGAAGTTAAGTCCTCTTTGAAATTTTTAAATCTACCATCAACTCTAGTTTCAGAGTCTGTTATTAATCTTTTATATGATGGTACTTCAACATCTAAAAAATCACTTACAGTGTCTGATAAAGCAGAGTATTCCTCTTTTATTTCTAAAACACTGTTTGAATTTAATATTTTAATTCTATCTTGAATCCCTCTGATTGACTCCTCAACAAAAAATAATTGAGCAGTCATTGCCTCATCAAGATCTTGCTTACTTATTAGATCATTGATGCTTTCTCTTATACCCTCTACGTTTTCTGTAAGTGTATCAACCTTTTCTACGTTTGTTTTAAAAGTATCAAAAGATTCTGTAAACTCTGAAAGAGTTTTTATTTGATTAAAATTTTCTTTAAAAGAATCAAAAGCTTCAGAAATTCTCTCAACCTTTTCAGGTTGCACGTTATTCAATTCCTCTTTAACTTCGTCTAAAGAGGTATTTTTATTTTTACTATAAAATTCTGATGGCTTTTTAAGTGGCACGTATTTCTACTCCATCTACAAGTATATTTATTTCAGTCCTTTTTGAGAGTTTCGCTCTTAATCAATTTTGCTAGATCTGCGGTAGATCCAACAAATAATGCATTAGTAACGTTAGTAGGACTTTTTTGTTGCTCTTCATTAACGTCCTTCAATTTTTTCTGAAGATCCATTAATTTATCGGTGGCATCTGAGACGCTTTTGATAAGTTGACCAGCAACCTCATATGCTCTAGGCATCTCACTGTCTTGAGCAAGTTCAAGAATGCCGTCAATTGCCTCTTGACCTTTTTCTATTATACTGTAAAGATTCCCTCTTGTGTACTCATAATCTCTGGTTATATCGTCTTTAGTAAATCTCTCTGGTTTAACAACCTCTGTTTTTACTTTCTCTACTTTTTCTGGAACAGTATTGAACGCTTTGTCTAGTTGATTACTCATGAGATTACACCACTAAATCCAAAATCATCACCAGTCTCAATCAGAGCATTGTCGTCTTGAGCAACAGAATTATCTGCTAC